CCAAACTTATCAAACTCATCAAATCGTATTTGTATTTTTTCTGGAAGACGAGTGACTTCAGGTTGAGACCTAAGAGAAACTGATTGGATCACTGTATCAAAATTACATTGTGTGTTTCTTTTATGAAGCCACATATTCATATCCTGATCAGGGCCTGGTCGCTGTCTATTGATTACTCCTGTCGGGGTGATATCAAACAGCGTGTAACATGTAATAGTAAAGCTCATACTCTATTTAGAGCCGTAAAAAAGCCCCAAGAAAAATCTTAGGGCTTTTGCTAATCAGTAATTGATTAAGAAGCTGAAGTAACAGTAGAAGCTAATCTGAAACCAGCGTTTGAACCGTCTTGAGCAGTAGCAGTAGTAGCAGCGCCTGAACAAACTGCTCCAGCTAAGCTGTATGTGTTAACAGTACCCAAAGCACGAATTGCTGTTTGGATGTTGAACGCAGCAGTACCTAAAGCTGTTTCGCCGTATGCGCCAACTGGATATAGACCAACTGACATGTTAGTAGTATTAGCAGTAGCTGATACTGAATAGATCATAACAGTTGACAATTGCTCTAAGCTTTGTAGAACAGCAGCAATAGCACCAGATACGCCTAACTGAGCAGTTGGAGCAGCACCTAGATCAAAGCTGAAGAAGTCCATTGCTGGACCGATGAAGTTTGTAGTTGTACCGTCAGCAGAAGCAGTTGAAGCAACTGGGCCGTTCAATGTGTCGATAGCGAATACTGGTTGTGAATCGCCGTGTGTACGTGTAAATCCTGACATAATATATTTCCTTTAGTATGTGAGCTATTATTCACTATGAATAATGTGTTGCTCTAAATGTATTTATGCCAGGAACAAAAAATTGTGGATTATCTATGCCCTACCGGCTAAATTTTGACGACTAAATCCCATCCTATCTACGAATTTCAGACCATTAGACACGAAACCCTCATGTGTTTCAGATCCATCTTGTAGATATCCTTTGACAGGGGATGCCTTAGCAGCTTCATTCAACTGATTAACAATACTCATCTTTAGCTGATATAATGCTATCCAGATAGTAAATGCCCCAATGATGCCTTTTTGATTAATGTGAAAGTGCTCAGATAGCTTGTATGCCATATCATCTGACATAGGTCTAGTTTTAAAGAATCCCATGAAGTCTTCGACTAGATTCTCTAAGTTACCTGATACAATTTTCTTATTAATATACACAGTGAATAGCTGATTAAAGGTATTCTTTGCTTGTGGAGCTGAATTTATCAACTGATCAACATCGGCTCCGTATTTTGCAATAGCACTTTTTACATTCTTTACTAATCCAGCATCTAATTTAATCTTTGGAGTATTAGGCATTGCGCTAGGAACAATTGCCACATCAGAATTATTCTTTAAATTACCTATTGTCCCGTTCAGTGTAGTGGCAAAGTCGGTACTTGCTGATTCAGGGGCAAGTTGTTGGTGAACTGCTATTCCGGCAGTCTTTCCGGACATTAACTTACCTACATCACTGCTTGTGTCTACTGTATAAGTAATACCATTAGGATTTGCTTTAAAAGTGAACACACCGTTCTTATCCACTAGTGGTTGACTGAATAATAAGTCGCCCCAATAGTATCCCTTGGCAGAACTTGATGCTTTTTCTAATCCGGGCCAAATCTCATTGATTAAACGATGTAAATCACTGCGATCAACACCTCTGGCTATATCATACTGTCTAAATTGTTCAGGGCTATAGACGGCTCTTCCAGAGCCGTCTTTCTTATTGAACATGTGCTTGTCCATAATACTAAACTTGCCGTTGAAATCACGACCAAATATTAGTGCGGGATAACCATCCCACTTGATAGTAACTGTATTAGGATTTTTTGCTGTTGCTATAATAGCATTAAGTGCTTGAGTGGCCCCAGCGCCCCCTCCCAAGAAAATCAAATCTTCTGGGTGGTCTAGATGGCCTTTTGCTTCTACTATAATAGACGCAATGTTATCAAGTTTCTTAGTAAGTGTTGATAGTGAATCAATCATGTTATTCTTCGCCCCATTTTTTCACTATTTTTTGTTCGGCGACCTGCATACCGCCTCGACGCTGCGCGGGAGACTGCGGTACAACCGGTGCCCGTCTAGCACGCATAGCAGCTTCAGCACTAGCCCGGTCTGCTGCTGGCGCCAATGCCGCATTAGGAGTCGCAAGAGATTTCTGTATTAACGATCCTATTCGCTGTTTACCTTTTTTATCAAGAACAGTCACTGCTGCTTTTGCTTTAGCATATGCGGTGCCGTCAGCTACGGGTGCTATACCCTGTGCTGAACTAGCACCCTGTGTTAGTCCACTCAAAAAACCAGGCTGTTCTGCCGCAGTGGCCGGGGCAGCGGCTGCATCTCTGCCTTTGTTGCTATGCGATAGCGCAAATCCTAAGTTTGCTAGTTGTGTAAGAGGAGCAATAGCTGCTTTTCCACCGTCTGTCATTGAATATGATTGTTCAACAGCATCACTCAATTCTTTGATTTTCGCAGATTGTGATGATGTATCAACTCCGTGCATGTACTGAGTAAACATTTTTTGTAAGTAGCTGCTAACACTGCTAGTGGCGTTGCCTGCTTCCATCATTGATTCAAACACAACATTTAATTTGCTATATGTTGATGATTCCCTTAATGCGGCTGTAGCAGTGGCCAGTCTTGCTGCTCTTTTCTCACCGGGGGTTTGTACGGGTACAGCAACTGGCTTTACAGTTGTTTGTGGAGCTGCGGCTAATTGTTTTGCTGTCCTGATATTAGCGGATTGCGTTGCTACTTGATTTGCCGGTAACTTACTGAATTGTCCACTGGCACCAGCTTGTGATTGCTGTTGCGTCTTTTGTAATCTAATACGTTTTTGTTCAGGAGTCTCGGCTTGTGCCGAGACAGGGTTTGGCAGCTTACTGAATTGACCACTGGACTTATCAAGCGTTTGCTGTTGCGTCTTTTGTAATCTAATACGTTTTTGTTCAGGAGTCTCTGGGGCTGCTGTTGCTGTTTGACCTGCCACAGGCGCAGATTGACCTGCTACTGGGGGGATAACTATTCCGCTAGCAATTGCACTTTTGATGTTAGCAGATGCGCGCCCGATGAAATCTTTAATGAATCCATCTCTTGCCATTCGGTCAACAGTACTCAAGCTACCTTCAGCATTACCTTTAAATTTATCTATTCCGCCTTTTACAGCCGCTGCTCCGTGAGTTCCTATCCAATCACTAAGGTCTTCATTTAGTGCGCTAGGGTGTTTTAGTTCATTCAGTTTCACTATTTTTCCTTAAAGATTTTGCAAATCTACTTTGGTCTCTGCTTTTTATAGCACCTAGTAGTTTTCTTTCCAGGATTTGACATTGCTCTTCCGTATAGTGCTTATTCATTAATTCTAATAAATTAATAGCACTGGTAATAATATTATTAGCTCTACTTTCTATAATGTGAGTTGTATCACGATTATGACTAATAGACTCTAATTCTTCCAGAAGGCTGCGAGTATTTGTTTGCATCAAGTATTTATGCTTTGCTTTGTTTATTTCTTTAAACTATTCAGTAGCGCATTTAGTTTACTACCCTGAACATTTGCCACTATTTTCTTGGTCAGTGGTTCTGAATTATCTGATAGTTGAGAAATATCAGTGTATGGAGTAGGCTTCATCCTAGTCATTAAATCATTAGGACTAGGTTTAGGAGTATATTTTGCTTGCTGATCCGCATATCCCTCAGGGTCATCGTCAGTAATACGCATCGTTTCAATGTTGTATTCCAAATCAACTTTCATACCAACACCTGTTGAACTACGCGACTTCATACATTGAATCTGATACTTACCACGTTCACGCATACTACGGCTTGTGAAGATACCGAACACGTTATCCGCTGTATTAATCTTAGAGATACCACCTGCAATGTGACTATGATCAAACTCAATTTCATCAACTGCTGAACGATTCAACTGTGATGCTGTAACTAACAACACGCCTAATTCTTTGCTTAAATTTCGCAATTCTTCAGCTACATATTTGTCTTTAATAAACTGGTCGTTGGGGTTAACTTTAACAGATACTGGCATAACCAAGTCAAGATAATCGACCATAACAAAGTCGATCTTGATACCAGTTTGAATTTGAACTTCTTTCAGATAAGCACGAATATCATTGACATTACTTTGCGCAGGTAGTCCCTTGACACGATACTTACCAGACTTCTTCCCTATCAATGCTACCTTTAAAGCAGTATTGTCAATATCCTTACGAATATCTTTAGTTCCCATACTGGTTAACATCGCATCAGTACGCAGTGAGGTTAGTTCTTCTGAAAGTTCTAGTGTAATATAAACTCCGCTCAATCCAACTTGTAGCCAATTCAATGCCAAATTCATCATGACCAGTGACTTACCAGAACCAGAGCCACCTGCAAAGATATTAAGTTCGCCGCGACTCATGCCACCGTACAAAATACGATCCATCTGTGGCCAGCCAGTTGATACTTGACCACCTGAGTTAAAATACTTATTGATACGATGTGCGGGGTCAGCAAAGTAGTCAGTCCCCATGTCTTTCTGTAGGCTAATTTGAACTGCGTCCTTGATTAGCTTTTCCACAGGAGAAAAATCACCCTTCTCAAGCAAGTCTGCTGCTTTAAGAATCGCACGCTCAAGTTCCTGTCGCTTAGTGAATGCTTCAAACTCATCAAAGAACCATTCAAAATGTCCGTCACTTAATTCAGGCACCGGTTCAATATCAATCCCGGTTGTTGCTTTAATCTGAGTGGCATCAGGTAAAATCTTATACTTGTCAGTATGTTCTTTAAACATTTCTGCCACTGGGCGCAGCGATCTGTCAAAATTCTCGCTGTTCATAATGTTCATAACACGGGTGTATAACTCCGAGTTAGTTATCATCATTCGCAAAAATAATTTCTGAACATCAGGAGTATATTCAAGTTGTTTCTTAGATTCTTGTTTTTTCAATTTTTTTCCTTTGCATTTCGATTTTAATTTTAGACATCGTGGCTGCTTGTAATATACTCATTAGCGTTGGAAGCTTTCCGTAACGGATTATCGCATCGTTAACATCCTTTACATCAACGTGCCAATTTGGTAAGCTAATACTATATCCTAACTCTAACGCACGACTACATATTTCTAATCCGGCACGGTCTCTATCCGGTACTACTATTATCTGTTTGTTTAACTGTGCTAATACCTGTGCTTGATCGTCATTGATTGTGTTATGCATTGTAGCGCACGCATTCAAACTCAGCGCATCAAATATACCCTCAACTACCAGACATATATTCCATTCAGGTTTTTGAAAGTCAAATCCGAATACATATCCGTGCTGTTGAGAATTGATATACTTTGGTAATTTATTATCTAGGTATCTACTAGTATGTCCAACGATCTTATTTTTATAAGTATACGGTACAATTATGCGATTGTTATTTCTACCCTGAATATGCGGAGTTACCATAAACGGATATTCATTAGGATCAATATGTCGTTTGATCAAATAGTCAGTGTATATCTTATGATCAGGGTTGTTTACGTTTATTAATTCAGCATCAGTTGGCAATTCCTGCTCTTTGAATTTTACTTTTTTACGAGGTAGAACGTCACCTGAAAAGTCCAGTAAGTCTTTATGTTGTAAACTCTCCAGACTCCATCGTTGAATCTGTTCACTGTCAATACCGCACCAAATAAGAAGCTGTCTAGTTTTTGGGCTTATTGATTTGCCTAATACAAAATTACATGAGTATCTACAATTGAAACAGTTCATGGTCCATTTGGATTGACCGTCAAACTTAATACCGCCGCGCATACGGCGATCGGACTTGTGTCCAAGATGGCTACAACAAACAGCGTTGAAACTTGTCCAGCCGCTACTCGTTGTTTTTTTCTTGCCAGGTAATATAGATAGAATATCAAACATGTTCATCTATTATAACATAGTGAACACGAAAATACAATAGATACGGTGATCTATCTTCTTAAAATGTTAGTAACATCACCAATATTACTGATGAATTGTACTTGGATGTATGGATGATATCCAGTAAAGGAATATCCAATGGTATCGGATACGTTTGAATAGACATACGTGTTTCCAATGTTATACCAATCACCGTCTACTATTGTGGAACCTTGAATCTGAACGTTACCATAAAACCCAGTGTATTCTGCTTGAATAGTTGAAATTGGATTATCATCAGTTGACCAAACACTGGTAAAATATGTTAGTGCGTTTGAATTGGCATTTGCGCTTGAATTGTTATTCGGGAACAATTGCCCAGTAGGAATAGACACACTTTGTGACGGCACAAAGCTTGGTAGAATAGAATTAACGATGTTTAGATCACCGCGACCACCTGCGTTCTGATCCACGAATACTGGGTAATTGAAACTACCAACTGGAATTTCTAATGTGTAATAGCATTTTTGTGGATCAATACCCTCAATGTCTGCTGCGTTTAGTTGAAGAGCAGCAATACCTGTGGCTGCTAATTGTAGGGTCAGTGCTTTCTGAAGAAGCACAGTATTACCTTGATAGTTTAAAATACGGCATGTGATCTCCGCACCAGTGATATTAACAGGTTTCTGCTCTTGATTAAGGAACTGAAACTGCAGCTGGTTGTCGACACCTTTGTGTAATGTGAGTGGTTTAGCATAAACGGGCATATATTTCCTTACCGAGTTGCCGGATAAGACAACGACAATTTGCCGAGGGATATAGGAGAAAACTGAGGTTGCATACATTTGTTATTCGCTTCTAATGTTATATTTAGCATATCTTATATTTAGTCATTCAGGAATAATACCCGAATTCTTTCCGCAGATAAATAAACTTAATACACATTATCAATGATACCTAACGAATTCTTTAAACGCCTAAGCGAGAATCACCCTTTCATCACAATCTGTTCATACGCCAGCCAAGACTACGTGGGAATTGTTCAGAATCGTGATGATGTCGTTACCACTATATATGATTATGGTGCTATACAGGACTTAGCAGTTAAAGAGAAATTTCTAGAATTAGGTGATATATGGTGGTGGGAAAGCAACAGACTTATCCCTATCAACTTGTTTTTAAAAGAAGATTGGGCAATCTTCAGACCATATATCAGAACATTCAATAACAAAAGCTTAGTAATACTACACGGCCCCGTATGTAGTATGTCAGACCTAAGCAAGCGTCGATCAAAAAGAAGATCCATTACTCTTGTGAAAAGAATTTCGTAACAGGCATTTCCTGTAACAGATTCATATGTACAGTGACTAACTGTGAATACGCAACTGCGTGACTTCTCTTAAAGCTATACCCGCCGTCACTATCTTTCTCCCAAATAGTCTTCGCAACCTCACTCCATGGCAAGCCTATCAGATGCTTTTTTGCAGGTCTGATCATTGCCAGAAACATAGCCAGTCTGGGAATACTATTGATAGGCTCAATCATACGCTGTATACTTTGATAATGATTACCTAAATGTATAAGCGTACTTACAAATTCTCTGTCATTCAGTAGATTCCAATCTGGCTCGCGCATTAATTCTACTAAATGTGACTCATCACGTACATTAGCATATACATGAACATTCAGCAAGTCCAGCTTAAAATACCCGCGCGATTCAGCAGCGGCATAGTCAATTGACGCGATATTATTGATAGGATCATATGGAATATCAGTGATATGAATTCCAGTGGAGTGCTTTCTTATAGGTGTTATATTACGCATAGCCGCAGGAATATGCTTAATGTGTTCCAACAGTAAGTCCCTGTTTCCTAGATCAATGTCAACGTCACCGTTAAATTTCATATTTGAGTTTAAACCAAACTAATTTAGCCATATCATTAAATTTCAACCGTCTTGTTGCTCCTTTATACGGGCGCCACATTTTACAGGAGTATTCTGTTTCTAACCACAGTGCAAACTCATGCTGTATAGAATCTTCGTCCGGTGCTAGTTTAGTGGTATTAACGTTTAATAGAAAATATCTCCTAGCAGAATCTACTGATAAAAGAGCTAACTCGTCTGGTTTAAGTTTAGGATTAATCTTCATAATTTCACGGAGGGGTTACTCCGGCGGCAATGAGAATCTTATACGCCTTCTGTACAATGAATGCCTGACGTGCCGCATCTTCGGAAGCCTTGTGAGTTGTCACATAACCACCGTCTTTAAGATTCACTCCAGTAACATCAAACAATGTTCGTGTGTCTCGTACTTTGTAAAAGTCCCATGGTGGTTGCATCTTAAAGCTGGCCCAAGATGTTTCCACTGCTACAATGTCAAACGCTGCGCCGTGACTCCAGGGGTTACCTTTGTTCCAACAGAATTTATGAAGTTTCTCCATTGCTTCCTTGAAGGGAATTCGGTCATGATCACCTAGTGCTTCATGTTGCGCCGCCTCACTTTGATTGCCCCACCACTTAACAGTTTCATCGTTGATAACTCTGCCCATATCAAGTTGTTCTTCAATTGAAGGTCGCAGATCAATCTTGTCAACGATACCGTTGCCCTTAGGGTCGAATACTACTGCTCCAATCGTGAGGATAACGCAGAATGGACTTGTGTCCAGCGTTTCCAAATCTATCATTACATTATTTGCCATTATAGTTTCCACATTTCGTACATTGTCTTAAACTCGTCTTTTGTAATCTCTATTGTAACACGGTCTGAGTGAAAAGTAAAGTCCCAACCATCACCTCGCTGCCCAAAGTTTCTTCTGCACCATTTTACAATAATGCTTGGATCTTCTGACTTTGCCCTACAATCATACGTGTATACTTTCTTGGCGCCGTAGGTGCGAGGCATGTCTATTACTTCTATTGTCTCGTATTCAACTGCTCTAAAGTATCCATGTGCGTGTGTATTTAAAATTGCCATATTATCCCCATATTAATGCGAACCATGTCGCATTCTGATCATCATCAAAATCAACTGACCAGCCAGCCCTGAGTCCAACTCTTTCTTCTCTAATATCAGATGTGCGTTTCATGAACCAACCTTTTCCGTACCAAAAAACAATTGGCATACTGTGAAGCTCCGCGCCTATGTTGTCACTTAGCCATTTTAGCATTGGAGCATACGCACCGTAAACTGTAACAGAGGTCTTAGTCATTCCCAACGCAATCTGAACATCGTGGCATCTGCGGGATTGTTGAATATGAATCGTTTCAATCCAGGACTAACTCCGTGTACTGATTGTAATGAAGTGGCGAATACTTCTTTGTGAAAAGTTTGTTCGCACCAATTCCGCATTTTAATATAGTCTTGCCGATTTAAATCTTCCCCACCAGAAGACCACATTGTGTCCTTGGTCGGCTTAATTTCCACAAGAGTCCATTTCTCTTTGCGAATTAAATTTCTGAATATGTGTTTCACTCTAGCTCCATCTTAATATAAACAACATCAGGTCCTGCTCACTGTCGAACTCAACCGTCATCCCAACTTGATTAGTTCCTAGTTGTAGATCGCACCAGTCTTTGAGTGCTTCGTAATGTGTGTTCCAATAGTCCATATCAGTTAGTATGACCATGAGTTTTGAAAACTCAAGATTAGCAGGGACAAGGATAAATCGCTTTTCCTTGTTGAAGTCAAAATCCATTACTTATCCCCACAGAAGTGAGGCGACTGTTGCCCACTTGGCATGTTTAGTTCTAACTTTAATAGTAAGTCTATTCTCTGCTGCGTTGTTATCTCTAAGTCCCCATTGCCAATCCCATCCTTGCTTGCCTACATTCTTTTCAAGCCAAGGTCTATAATGGTCGTTAGGGTCCGCCGAGTCAAATGATTGCTTGGTTGTTCCCATGGTCCAATCCCACCGACGATCTTTTTCATCAAGCACAAATACTAAACCAACAGGCCATTTAACATTAATTGTTACCCCTGGCATCCAGTGCCACCAAGCAGCTTCTACTAGATTGCCTGCTCGTTTATGTATTTCCCATTTAGCCATATCTTCTTGTCTTTCTAATTTATTGCGAGGCAACTTATATGGCCACGGTATCATGCTTGGTTTTGGCGGTACAGGTCTAGTTAGCTGAACCATATTATTTTGCCCACATCAATAAAAACATTGTCAGATAGCTTTCTTTTAAAAAGTAGACATGACCTGGCCAGCTACTTCTGCTACATCTCCAATCATCTTTTGGAAATGTTCTATCGCACCATTCACATATTATATCTAATTCTTTGTTATTATACAAGTCAATCGGGTGTTTATAAGGTAGGATTACACGATACAAGCCGTAGTCAACTATCAATGCACCTTTGGGTATTTTAGCTTTTGGCTTCTTTGGTTTAGGTTTCTTCATAACCACCTCAATAAAAACATAGTGCGATGTGCAGGGGTATCATATTCTACTCTACTGTTCACAACCTTAATGCCATGTTGTTCCCAATAGTCAGGACCCCATTCTGCTCCTTTGGCTTTTCCATTTAGGCAGAAGTCATGAAAAAAGTTTTCAAACGCTTCTGAATCAGCGCAATAAACTTCGTCAGAGCTGTCATTAAGCCAGTCTACCATTATAACCACCTCAAACTAAAAAATGTAGCCAACTCGGGATCTTTAACTGTGATAGTAGGAACATAATGAATGGACTCGTAAAGCAGACTCAAGGCATCGTCGGGTATAATTGCTACCCGCTCATAGAACCAAGCATACTCAGGCATGTCAATCATCCCCTGCCGTGTTCTCTTGTTGTTGCTGTCTTCCTCAATATTACCCAGTCCAACATTCTCACGTAGCCACCGGGCACATCCGTCAGGCACACCTTGTCTAAACTCTACTCTCATAACCACCTCAATGTAAACATAATGGCGGCTTCTTCCCACTCAAATTGAATAATTTCATAACCTTTATGCCCGTATTTTCCCTCTGGATAATGATCCCATTCTACATGGAATCTTCTAAAGGGTCTATCTTGATCTGGGTACTCTAAGCACCAGTCATATGCTTCACTAACCACTTTGGGTAATTTAATACGATGGGCAAAGTATGGTTTATTGTTGCCTCCGCTACTGCTAAAGTATTTCATACCCACCTCAAACTAAAAAATACAGCATCTCGCTCGGACGAAAAGAAGTAGTCAATCTGAATCGGGCGAATCCATGCTTTGTGGGGTGTACTTCATTAGTAACATAATCAGGACAATGGTCTTTAGCCCATTCTAATGCTTTCCATGCTGGATCATATGGTAATGTAACAATCATGCCCACCTCAAACTAAAGAACAAGGCGTCTTGCTTCTTCTCAAACACCCATCGTTGCCCTCTGCCATAGCACTTAATATTATGACTCGCACACCAGGATAGAATCTCAACTACTGTTTCTCTGGGCTGTCTCGGCAAATTAACTTCAGTCCAGCCGTCTTGTGAGTATAAATCAGCAAGTACATGGAAGTCAATTTCACTGGATAGTTCCTTGCCTGCTCTGTTTATAATGTCTTGTTCTATTTCGTTATATATCATGACCACCTCAAAGAAAACCACATAGCATCTTCATCATCTTCAAATTGTATAAACTTTTCTGTATGATAGGTAGAGTGATAGTAAGGCGCCCGACAGTTTGCTTTTAACCACTCATCTACTAAATGATCCTTATAACTTCGTTGATATTTTGCGTCTACTCCATCTGTACTGTGAGCATACATTACCGTGTGTAATACCGGTACTTTAATATGTGGTAACTCGGTCCACAGTACTTTATATGTAATCATTAGCTCCACCTCAATACAAATATCAATGCATCATTCTCAGATTTAAATCGTAATATTCTGGTTCTTTCAAACGGACCTGTCCAAGTAATAGACACCAATGAATTAGATTCAACTTTTGTTAATTGTTCTTTTATTTTGATCCATCTGTCTGCGCTCAATGATACTGAGTAGTCTTCCAGTAATTTCATGACCACCTCAATGTAAACCAAATATAATCTTTTTCATCACGGAAGTGAATCGTATCTTCGTATTTGTGTACCCAACGACTCCAAGCATCTGGTTGCTCGGGATGTGGGCCAAACTGTTCAGCACACCATTCAACTACTTCGTGATAATAGTTTTAGTTATACACTGCTACATACCATTTACTACGGTTGAATTTATATTTAGATTTACTAAACCTTACATTGAAGATACCAGTATTTGGCATAGGTTGCACCCCTATAATAGATTGTGCCATTACAGTAGATAGCAGCTTCATAGTGCGCTTGTGTATTTCTATTTGTAAATCGTTCATGAATACTTCAATGCTATCATCATAGCATCCTTGCTGTTGTTAGTTGCTATAAACACTTGATCACCACCGCTAATTTCATTAAGGTGAAAGCGACCATCCCATTGATGGCGAAACCCACGCGCAAAGTAATGAACCGCACAGTCACCTAATGCTCGGTTAGGATACATATACTGTCGAATGTCATCGCCCAGTGCCCATCCAAACGGTTCTTCAAGATCAAATATCTCTACGGACACTGGTAGTATGTATTTAAAGTTCACAAACATATTTTCAATCGTGTCAGCACGAAATAGAACAGTTTCATACAACCACTTATTCCAATCGCGTGTTTGCTTATCTTGGCCAGTACGCCAAGTTAGATACTTGTCTTTAATATATTCAATTATCTGCATAGTTCAAGTAACATTTTATATTGAGCATACGCTTCTGCTACTGATGGATACCTGGCACGAATACGAGCCTCTTCTTTACCAGCTCGATAGTCTACATCAGCTTGATTATCCGAGTTGACTAAGTGCTCAAATGCCTTTAAAGGTAGTTCAATGCCTACTATGCTGTTACCATTGCCATAGTAATCCAATGAATAGTAATCCATTGCCCTACCCATAGTATTATAAGTATTATAGTCGCGTCTTTGTTCGTAATTTACTTTGGCACCGTAACGGATTACAAAATCTTCAATTGTTTTATTATTCATGCCCACCTCAATTTAAAAAATACTGCTAATGCTTCGTCATCAATGGTTATGCCCCATTTTAAGACAGCGGGAATTTCCCTGTAACCAATGGTCGTATCCAAGTCCCATCCGTCGCCACATTTTCTAGCATAAGCTCCCTTGCCGATCTCTTTTCCAACATTGGTGACTAACCAATCTCTTAACTCATCAGCGTTCAAATTACGCGAAACTGTTATAAAACTCATGCCCACCTCAACTTAAACCACATAAAGTCTTTTTCTTCTTTAAAGCAAAAAGTTGTGTTACCAAACATACTATGCATTACCCAAATCTTATCGCCCATCATACATCCCCAAGCCTTTGGTGTTTCGTGTGCCCATCCACCTTGCCCGATATGTTCGTGACACCACTGCTCCATTACCCTGTTTAAATGATAATGGTCTTTACCAAAGGTAATCCAACTTGTAGTATCGTTCATGTCCATTTCAACACAAACCAGGTATAAGTCTTTTCATCAATAACTTCGAATCCTGTCAACTGACCACCGCTACTATATTGGCACCGAACACCGCTGTCCTCTTCCAAACACTGCAAGTATTCATCCTTTCTTAAAACAGGCTGCTGACTACGACGCCATTTTCCAACCATATTAAAAAACTGACGATGGATCGCAATCTGTTCAGTAACAGTTATATTATTTGGAATTAGTTTTCTCATTGCCACCTCAATACAAACCAAACATAATCTTTTTCATTATTGAAACTAAAAGTTTCCCAGTTGGCAGACCAGTTAGCATTTTCAAAAGTATCAACGCACCATTGCATGATATCTATGAACGGGGCAGCACCATTGTACTGCCAACTGTAATTGGTAGTCATTGCCATCTCAGTATGAAAAACATAGCATCTGTTTCGGTATTGAAATAAGCAACATTGGAGTAAATGAGACAATCCAACTTGATTTCGTCTCTCCACCCCCTCAGGGTGTCGCTATCTTTACAGTGGTCATGAATTTTATACATATATTCGCCAGGAGCATGTATGTTGTCACTGCTGGACACTTTTTGAATTCTCATTGCCATCTTAATATAAAAAAAGTACGATCCGCTTCAGTGCGAAACCAGAATTTGCTATTATTCATATACCAGCGTGAGTTAAGATTATTCCAAATAGAGCCACCGTCTGGTCCGAATGTTCCAATAGCCCATGCTTCCATTGTGAGCCAGGTGATGTGCGAGTCCCATGGCCAGGGTCTGACTATATAATACCTGGCACCGTGTATTCCACCTTCACTTAGTTCTAGCTCCATCGCAGTGCTAACACGGTATAGAGTTTTTCATGTATGTCAAACTTGTTTGAATAATGAATCCACCTAAGGTCAATGTGTTCGTGCCACAATTCTTTGGGTTGCTCACGCATCCATTCGCATACGACACTGACACACGCAACAGTATACCAAGTCTCTCCATCTACTGGGGCCTGATCTGTTATCTCAAAGTTTCCTTTTGTCATAATTGTCCCGTACAATTGATTAAGCATACTTTTGCCAGACTGCCTATAAGCAGTGAACAATGTTAGTTCACCTCGCTTAAAACTATGTAAGCCCGTACTTTCAATGTCGTATAATGTCTTCATATCTGTATTATAACAGATTATGGATTAAATGTCAATAGCCACCTGCTCGTAACAATGCTTTGACTTCAGCAGCAATTTCTGGGTATCTTTTGAACTTGATAGCCCATTGCTCTGGGTTGATATAATCAAGAATCATTGAAACATTATCAGAAGTTAGATTAGACAGAAATGTTGTTCCGCTGTCGCTTTGATACAACAACCATGGACTTATCTTCCCTGCGGTAATGGCATAACAAATTCGATTTACATTTCCATATCGTAGACAATCATGTGATTGAATTGATTCTGTTTCAGCTAATTTAATAGTTGTTTCAATGCTGCGAACAATCGCGTCCATTGGATCTTCGATTCTGGTATAAGCAATCAGAAACTTTGTATAAACACTGTCTTGACACCAGGTGTCAATTTTTATCTGTTCTTTCAGTAACCAATCAATGAATCTACTGACGCTTATCGCATTAATTTCCGCACAGTAATTGCCAAATTTTACAAATGCGTTGTAGTACGGACTTTTGATAAATTCTTCAACGGTCCTATTCTTTTTACTTGTGCTGTTGCGAGTATAGAATTGTAGCCAAGCTTGAAATCCAATACGATTGCCCTTCTTGTCGCGTTCAACCCAACGATGTTTGTATTGGCATATATGTTTGAATACCGTGGCTTCCTTTGCGAATTCTCTCTTACAAAATTCACATTCATATTTTACTGGATTAGTTTCCGCGGTCTTTATCATATTGAGCAATGTCGGCATCTGTAATAAGTTGATTAAGAGTTTCGATATCAGCTTGCTTTAAATTAGGGAATAGTTCAGCTAAATGACACTTGCGTTTATGATCGGATACAAACGCTTTAGCTGCGCCATCGATGGCATCTTCGCTTGTCTTGGGATAAATCTTATTAAAGTACTCTTTGACATCTTTAGTCTTTGCTGGCTCTTTTAACAAACTTACTTTACCACTAAGGTGGGGAATCCATTTGTGAAATTGCTTACCTAAGTTAGGACTTGAAGCGCACAGCATCAACCATTGAAGCTTAGGATGTTTTTGTACTACTTCATTGAACAAATGAGTATTCGCATAATGATCCACACTGCGAACATAGTATCCAGCTACATCACCGCTACCTGATACCGCGCTCATCCAATGAGTCATCATAAATGGAACAAACTTTTTTTGTTGTTCTTCAGTCAGGCGTTCAAGATATCCATAGTCTTTTTTATCCATTGCTGCCAGCGATTCGAATAAATCAAAATCTTGATTTCCGAATTTTTCATCAGCTGGAGTTTTAGATTTAGTTACTTTAGTTACTTTGGTTGCCATACTAGTATGCTTCGTAGCCAAGTTCAGCTACATTTAAATTTGGCATGGTAATGCCATCTGTTGCGAATCCTTCGATAACAGTTCTGACATACGAAGCCGACGGTGGCGTATCACGAAGAATTTTGCGATAATCTTCTGTCATGACATAAACCCAAGCTTGCTTAGGAATGCCTTCATGGATAATATCCGCATATACTCGTCCGTAGAATGAGGGGTACCCTTCTCGGTGATCTAGATCATCCAGGATGTCGTAATCAATTTCCCAAAGTACACCCAATACCATGTTGCCGGGCTTGTCATACACATTGGCATAGCATAACATTTCCCATTCGAATCCGGGCAAGGCAGCTGGGCCAAGTCTTTCAGCACCCTGAGGCATAACATCATTGTTAGTCAGCATACCATAAGAAAAGAATAAAAATGTTTCGTTCATATTAAAAAGCTTGGGAGTAGTCTACAATTTCACAATTACGGCTTACTTCTTTAACAAAGTAAACACACTTGGGTTTCAATCCATCTTCAATCGGTACACACAGAAATTGACCGTTCTTCAGTCGTGGGGCGAACCAAGTAACATCATTGTAGATATCAACGATTTCAATGGGAAGAAATGATGGACTGAATGATGATAGTGGATTGAATTCAAACGCATTGAATCCACGATCATTAATACTTGTCAGTGGTAATGTCTCCAGATCACCGTGTTCTTT